CTAGATATTAATGGTAAAGACATAGTTTCAACATCTAATGCTGATATAGATATAATTCCAGATGGCACGGGCAATATTAACTTAGGCACAGACACAGTTCAGGTCGGTGATAATGATGCTAATGCAATAATCACTACTCAAGGGACAGGTGATTTAACTTTAAGCACTAATAATGGAACTAACTCTGGTACTATAGAAATAAAAGATGGTTCTAATGGGGACATTACCATAGAGCCAGATGGGACTGGTGATATACTATTAAAAGCAGGCGGCCAAGTAGGCATAGGCTCTGTAAGTTCGCCCGACACTTCATTACACATTAAACAATCCTCTGCAACCTTAACACTCCAAAGAATTGGTGACGCAAATACCCCTGGTGTTAATTTTCAAAGTAATGGTGGTAATGTAAGAGCTAAGATGTATATGGATGGAACCAGTGGAACGAACAAAGAAATAGTTTTTGAAAACCAAGATGGAAGTATGGCAGAAAAATTTAGAGTAACTTTAGGTGGGGCAAAAGTTACAGGAAATCTATTGGTTCAAGCTGATACGCCTATTATTACAATAAAAAGAGACGACAACGCGAATGTACCTGGTTTGGTTTGGCAAGGATCAAGTGGCGTAGATGCCGCAAGTATCAAACTAGATGGAACAAGTGGCACAACAAACGAATTAATTTTAAGTTCTTTCCATAGTGCCGCAGTAACAGAAAGACTTAGAGTCACAACAACTGGGGCAAAAGTTTCAGGGCATCTTGAAGTTACTGGTGCTCAAGTAGATTTTACTGCACTTCCAACATCTGACCCTGGAGTTGCAGGAAGACTTTGGAACGATTCTAATACAGTGAAAATAAGTGCGGGATAAATACTTTTATGTTATTATTTGAATTAGAAAAACCAATGGTATCTGTACCTTTCAAAGTGGATATGATGAGTAAAAATCCACCTGAGGGGCAGTCTAAAACTAAATCACAAGTTAAGGCTGAAGAAGATAGCAAAGAATATGAAGATAACAGTGTTGCAAAGCTAACAGATACTCGCAAAACACGACTTACATTAGAACAAATTAATAAATTACGTGTTTTAAGTGATGTTAAAGTCATTGAGTATCAAAATAATCTTGCAAAAATTAAGCAACAATTCTCTGCTCCAGCTGAAGCCCCAGCATGATATGGATAATCCCGTATTTGCTCGTATCCAACAAGAAATAGACGAAAACGATGTTGTCTTGTTTATGAAAGGCAACCCTATGTTTCCACAATGTGGTTTTAGTGCCGCAGTATCACATATTTTATCTGAAATGCAGGTAAAATTTAAGGGTGTTAATGTTCTTGATGACATGGATATTAGAGAAGGTATAAAACAGTTCAGTAATTGGCCCACAATTCCACAACTATACGTTAAAGGTGAGTTTGTTGGAGGTTGTGATATTATCCGAGAAATGGCAGAATCTGGCGAATTAAAAGAAATTCTTTAATAATATACTTTTTGAGCTAAAAAACACCCTTATTAGTTAATAAATAAACTACTATGTTAAATAAATTAAATGCCTTACAAATAAAGGAGCCCTATTATTATGAGTGACAAATTTAATGAATTAATCGAGCTCATTATCTCAGAAGATGAAGATAAAGCTCGTGATCTTTTCCACGAAATCGTAGTGGAAAAAAGTCGGGAAATTTACGAAAATCTTGACGAAGAAAGTGTCGAAGACGAAGCAGTAGAAGAAGCTACTGATGAAGAAGTTGAAGAAAGTGACTTTGACGAAGAAGGTCTAGGCGGCGATATGGCTGATGACATGATTGATGACATCGAAGCAGACGAAGAAGGTCTTGCTGTTGAAGCCGACGCTGATGACGAAGAAATTGAAGATCGCGTTGTTGATCTTGAAGACGCTTTAGACGAACTCAAAGCTGAGTTTGAAAAAATCATGGGTGGCGAAGATGACGCTGATGATGAAGAAGGTGACATTGAAGATATGGACATGGACATGGATGCTGACGAAGAAGGTGACGTGGACATGGACATGGACATGGATGCTGACGAAGAAGTGGAAGAAGATTCCGAAATTGTTCGTGAATATGCTGAAAAAGCACCAGCACCAGTTACTTCTGAAGAAGGTGACGGAAAAGCTGGACCAGTTGCAAAAAATGCAAAAGCTCCATCCGGCGCCAAAGCACACCCTGCACAAACTGGTGAAGAGTCAGGCGGATCTACTCCAAAGTATGATGATGCTAACATGACTACCGAACCAGACATGAAAAAAGTATAAGGTAGGGCTTTTATGAACTACCTTAGAGAACATCTTACTTTTGATCAAGCACGTATGGTTACAGAGTCTGCGAACGAAGGTAAGGATCTCTATATGAAAGGCATTTGTATTCAGGGCGGGGTAAAGAACGCTAATCAGCGTGTTTACCCTGTTTCTGAAATTTCCAATGCCGTTAAGCAGCTCAATGATCAAATCGTACAAGGCAACAGTGTCCTTGGTGAAGTTGATCACCC